GCCCTGAATGATCTCGACGCGCTGCTCCTTGGCGTACATCGACTTGGTCAGTTCGATCAGTTCGGGATCGAGTTCGACCACGGTGATGAAGCCCACCTCGGGCATCATCAGCAGCGTCTTGATCGCAAGGCCCATGCCCAGCCCACCGATCAGGATCTGTCCATCCCAGCCGGGACGGATCACCGACAGGAAGTCGATCATCTCGGCATCGGTGTCGGACATGACGATGGTCTTGCTGCCGTTAGGCTCGGTCCTGAGCAGCTGATGGTACTTGCCGGGAGCGCAGCCGCGCCCGCCGTCACGCACCAGACGCAGCACACCCAGACTTTCCTTGGGGATGGTGAACTCGCGGATCGTCCACTTGCCCTTGGTGCCGACCGGTCCGTCGTAACGGAACGGCTTGAGCTTGGCCGATTGCGCGGCCAACGCCTTGTCGATGTAGGTCACGTCACGTTCAAGGGTGACGCGGGGAAACGAAGGAATTATACTCACGAACTTTCTCCTGTGTCATAGAGTTTATACTGAACGATGTACTCGCAGACGCTGGCTCTGCGGCCAGCTACTACGATGACATCCTTGCCGTTGAACGGGGCGTACCGTCGCTGGTAACTTTGGGAGTTCTCCAGCGCCGCCACGTCCTTGAAGCGCTTGAAGTCGATCAAGCGCAACGTGCGGGCGTCGTTCACCCACTCCGCACGTGTCTCGTATCCCTCGGGTGAGCAGTAGCACAGCACCACCCAAGGGAAGTTCTTCGAGTTGCGCGCCTTGGTGAGAACCCGCTGCTTCGGCCAATCTCGTTTGAAGGCCTGCGGATCCCACATCGGCTTGCCGACAGGTTTTCCCACTGGGAAAAACCTCTAGGCGTTTTTGGCTTCGACCGCCTCGCGCATCCGGTCGTAGACGCCGGACAGGATGACGGTCGGCAGGTTGGGCGCAAAGGCACGCGCCTCGCGAGCGGCGGGCCACACCGCCTCGATGTCCTCCAGCGTCTTACCGTGATTGATCGCGGTTTCGAACGTGCGGAGCAGATCGTCGCGCGCCTTCTCGCGGGCCGCCAAGGCAGAGGCATAGGCGTGGAACGCCACCCCCGCCTTGTCGTCCAGCTTGATGCGGGCATGGTCGTAGCCGGTCTTGGGGATCCACGGCAGGTCGGTCTTGCCGCCGCGCGCCGTCTCCCACGAATGGTCGACGAACTGGAAGCGGTCGAACCGCGCCGTGTCACCGGACACCACCAGATCGACGAAGGGTTGCTGGTGGGCGGCGTTGTACTTCTTGAGCACCATCATCTCGCGCTTCGGGAACGCCTCCCTGCAGCACCGCTTGATCTCCTTCTCGACCACCTTGTAGGTGGCGACGAACGCGTCCTCGAACTCCTTGGGCGCCTTCACCCGCTGGCGAGCGAGACGCAGCAGCATGTTACGCATGTCCTTGTTCAATCGGGTCTTCATGACTTTCTCCTGTGTTGACGATTTGTAGCCACGCAACCGGCGCCGGGATTTACCAGCGCCGGTATCTTTTCCCACTGGGAAATTAGTCGGGGTTGTTGGGCACATCCACAACATGACCCCACTTGTACTTCTGCGGCGACTTGCTGATGTCCCCCCAGATGACAGGGTACTCGGGAGCATGCGACGGGAAGGTCCCGTCGCCGTCCGTCAGGTACAGCAGGACGTCGGGCTCAAGCCCCTCGTCCTCGATCCATTTGAACACCGGCCTGAAGTCGGTGCCGCCGCCGCCCTTGACTACGGGGATCAGCCGCAGGTCGGAGGGGTCGGTCAGTTCGGTAGTCTTCTGCATCTTGGCGTCGCACTCGGCCACGATGCAGAGTTCGGGTCCAACATCCTCCATGATGCCGCAGGTCTCGCCCCTGAAGCGGTCGATGGCCATCGGGTCCACGAAGATCGAACCCGAAGTGTCGTAGGCGATGATGACCAGCTTGGCGCCGAAGCCGGTCATGCCGGGAGCGCCGATCCGGCGAGTGACCAGTCGGCGATCCAGCTTGCGCCAGTCGTAGGCACCGGCCCCGAAGATCCGCATGATCAGACCGCGAATGTGCTCGGTCCAATCGACCTTCGGCTGCAGCACGTTCATGAAGAACTTCTCCATCGAGGCAGGCAGTTTCCCCTGCGCCCGCTGGATCTCCATCGCCGTGTTGACGGCCTGCTCCCACGCCCCTTCGTTGCGCTCCTGCTCTTCGATGGGGTCCTTGCCCGTCCCCTCACCGGGGTCGAGATGACAGTCGAACCGCCCTTGCCCCGGCTCGCTGGGACCGGGCTTGCCTTGGCCGGGTTGATCCCCCGGCTTGCCCTGTCCCGGCTTGGGTGGCGGCGGACAGATGTTCTTCTTGTTCTTCCACTGCCGGAAGTACGTCGAGACCCAGTCGTCCTGATCGGTCGCAATGGTCACGTCGTACAGCCAGTCCTTGGAGAACTCGCCAAACTTCGAAGCGATCAGGATGGCGTTGATGACGTAGTCCTGAATACGGTTGGCGAAGTCGTCGTCCCACGGCAGGCTCTTACCAGCGACGGTAATCGCCTTGGCCAATCGGAACGTGAAGCTAACCCGACAGTGGTTCAGGATCTCGTGCATGATCTCGTGCAGCACGATGAAGACGCGCTGCATGAGGTTGTATTTGAAGAACCGCTGGGGGTTGAAGATCAATTGGAACCCATCGGTCGCTGCCGTCGCAGGCAGGGACAGCGTGAACAGGGCGAGGTGAGTATTCCCCGTCGAGTTCAGCATGGTGTAGGCGATGTGCACGAAACCCGGCGCGATCCAGCTGAGGGCGGACAAAGTGTCTTCCCACATTCTGAGTTGCGTCGGGTCGAGCTTGACCGCAGGCCATTGGGTGATTTTCTGGATCACCGCCTTGGGGAGCATGGCCATTAGAGGGGGTCCGGCTGGATCGAGATGTCGTCGCGGCCCGTCGTCAGGTCCTCGCCGTACAGCAGGATCTCGGGCTCGGGATCGTCGCCGCAGATCAGCATGACCTTGGCGTGGAGCGAGCGCCCCACGTTCTGGAGCGCCTGCCGGACAGCCAGCATGCGCTCGGGGGTGTCGATGTTCGCCACCCGTAGCTCGACATGGAAAGTCTTGGTAGCCATTACGTTCTCCTGTGTTCGCACTTGACAGACTGCCCCTAGGTCCTGTAAGGTCCGGGCGGACCTTACAGGCGGGGTGATTTTCCCACTGGGAAAAATCCAGATTTTACCGTTGCCGGTAATCAGTGACCCAGCACCGCCGGGTCGTGCACCACGTCTGCCAACATGACGTTGACCTCGTAGGACTTGCGCGCCTTGAAGATGGCGGCGGCTTTGAGTTGGGCGGCATACGAAGTCTCGGCCTCGACCTCGATCTGCTTGCCGCGCCAGCAAGCGATGTAGCGGCGCATCTTATCGTGCACCGCCGACGGCATTGAGAAGAGCGACCAGCTGGGGCTCTTCATCCGTCCACTTCTCGAACGGCTTGCTGTTGACCAGCCGGAAGTTCCGACGGGTCGCCGCCTTGGCGAACGTGATGTGGAACTCGGGCCGCAGCCGACGGACGTACCTGACCGCCTGCTCGCAGGTGTCGTCGTCCACGTTGAAGGCGCACTGATGGGCGACCATCAGCTGCCCCGACGCGTTCTCGGGGATCTTGGCAGTGCCCGGAGCCTTGACGATCTCCGACCAGTTGGGGACGTCGTCGCGGAACTCCAGCCACGTCATCAGGTCACGCGTGCCGACGTCACCGATGGTGCCCGCCGAGATTTCGGCCATGCCGTCCTTGTCGGTCAACCGGCCTTCCTCATCCATCAGGAACTTGGCGACCTTGGACAGCGAGACCAGCGAACGCGGGGTGCAGAACGGACCCTGCTTCTCGGGCACGGCGCCAGAGAAGACGGTCGCGACATGGCTCTCCGCGAACGCCACGAACAGGGGATCGACCCCGTTCTGGTAGGCCCACGCCAGCCAGCCCTGAACGCTCGTCGAGGCCTTGAGGATGGTCCTGCGGTTGATCGCGAAGTCGAAGTCCTTCGTCGAGCCTTGGCGCGACGATGACGCGTCGTTGGTGAGCATCACTCGCGAGATGCCCATGTGGAACCGCCAATGCGCGATGGCACCGGACAGCATGACCGGGGTGTAGGCCTTCTTCACCTCGGGGTTGGCCTTGTCGGCCTCTTCGGCGCAGCACACGCCGCGCTTGAAGGAGTTGAGCGGCTTGCCGTTGTCGTCCAGCATCCATGGCGGCTGGCTGAAGATCGAGACCGGCTGGACCGATGTAACCCCAAGGTGGTCGATGATCTCCTGCTCGTGCATCGAGAGATAACCGGTCACGTCGGGCGGGGTGTAGGTGGCGAGGAAGTGTCGCCCCAGTCCCCACTCGTGGCCGTCGCGCTTGGCCAAGTCGCTGACGACCTGAACAAGCACTTCGGATTTGCCGATGCCCGAAGGCCCGGTAATCTCCAGCGGAACGCCCGCATCGAGGAAGTAGGGAAGTCGCTTGGCAATCATATCGAGGTTCACGTTTGTCTCCTGTGTTTGTGAACGTAGTTGACGATTAGTTTCTAGTTTACCTTGGCTGGTAAGTCACCTCCTTTTTCCTGCCCGCTGATCGCGGGCGTTATTTCCCAGTGGGAAATTCTCGGGCCGCTCGGGACGGGTCAGGACCTGCCGCACCCATCCCTTCAGCTTGTACTTGTCGATGTTGCTCTGGCTGATCTGCATGACGCAGGCCTTGCCTTCGGCGTTAATCATGGACAGGCGGACGTGCCGCCTTGCCCATCGTTCACCCGTCACCACGGCGCCCAGCTTCTCGGCCTCGCGCCGTATGTAGATCAGGTTGCGGTTCCTGCCCTTGCTCATCAGTGGAGCTTGTGGCGATTGAAGTTGAGCGATCTCAGTTGGCGCAGCACCTCGACCGGCATGCCCGCCCGCCGCGCCATCAGCCGCAGTTCGTACTCGGCACGGTCGAACCGCTTGTGGACCACCATGGCCTGCAGGAACCAGTCGCGCAGATAGAGCCCCATCGCCTGCAGTCGCGACCGATTGAGTGCGACCAGACGCATCGTGTCGGTGATGTCCTCGATCTCCCATGTCGGAGCCTTGGCCTCGCGTGCGTCGACGTCCTGCGCCGCTGCCTCGACTTGGGCGATCTCTTCGTGCAGCCCCTTGAGGGTTCTTATCGTGATGCCGCGCTCGCGGCGGTAGATAACCAGCACCTCGTCCCATGACAGGGCGCGGGGATCGGGCATTTGGATGCGTAACATGATCGTCTCCTGTGTGTGAACCCTAGCATACTAGGGGGCGAATGTCAATTATGGGTTTTTATATCCGCTGATCGCGGATATGAGTTTTCCCACTGGGAAATGAACACGAAAAAACCCGCTGCCCTTTTGGGGCAGCGGGGTATTGGCGTTTACCAGCAAAGGTAACAACGGACCCTCCGCAAGGAGGGGTCCGATATACTAGGCGACGGTTACAACCTGCTCGCCAGCGGCGAGATGGTCGGGGTTGCAGCACAGTTGATTGCCGCAGTTGAGCTTGACCTTGATGTTGCCCTTCATGTCGGCCCATCCGTACTTGCGGAGCAGGACGATGGACTGGACGTGCTTGGTCGCCTCGCAGGCGGGCGGCTTGCCCTTCGGACGAGGCGGCGTGTTGGATCGTCCCCTCGACACCGCACCCATCCATGTCCAGCACGGCGTGGTGACCTCCAGATTGGGCGGCGTCGTCGGGATGGTGCGTCGCATGCCCACCCGCTTGCCCCTGTCGAACCTGCCCTGCAGCCAGTCCTTCAGCGTATCGAGCGCCGTGTTGAGCGGCAGGACGACGGGCGGAGGCACCAGCACGGGCGCATAGGGTCTCGCCAGTTCGCGCACGTTGCCGATCACGGCCAACGCCTCGTCACGGCTGATGCCGTCGACGTCGGTCGTCACCTCGTGATAGATCACCTGCAAGGTGTCGCGCATTTTGTCGTTCATCAGTAGTCCTCCGGTTCGATTGGTCCGATGTCGTCGGGGTAGTCGTAGGGCGACCCCGGCATGACGCCCGCAGCAAAGGTGTTTTCCTTCTTGCACTTCTTGCAGGTGATGCCCGCATAGATGCCTTTCTTGTCGTAGAGTTCATGCCCCTCTTCGCCCGAACCGCAGGTGCACGCGCCCTCCCAGTAGCGGGATCCGAACGAGCGTACCCACTTGCCACTCGGTTGCCTTTCATTGTCTGCCATTGAAGTCCTCCTGTGTCGGCAGATGGTGCGCTCCCTTACGCCACTTCCTCGGACGCGGGAACGCGTTGGATCCGAAGATGACGGTGTCGCCTGCGTCGATCTCGCCGAGGCAGGACCATGTTGCGCGCTCGTGCCAGTAGTCGCCCTTGCCCCACACCCGCATGGCCGACCAGTACTCGCGCACCGTGAAGCCGATGAAGTGGACGCAAGGGGATTTGCCCGCCGCCTGATGATATTTATTCATGATCTTTTCCCACTGGGAAAATGGACCTGCTGCGATCAGCAGCGGGAAAATTACCGGCTCTGGTAAGAACCAGATTGGGATAGAGATAGATGCGACGGCCATGGGCAAACCAACGCCCGTTCTCCATGCCCGGATTGGTACGGTCACCGTCGAGATCGTCCTCCAGTACGCAGGCACGGTCGTAGGTGAAGACCATGCCCCTGTTGTATTGCGTCCACTTGAACAACGGGTGCCACGCAGTGTGGCCGCCGAAGCGGCAGTCGACGAACTTGTACAGGATGTCGCGGTGGGGGTGGACCCCCGCCGCCCTGATGATGCGCTCGCGTGGCATGTTCTTATCGTGCAAAAACGATGTAGGCCAAGCTGCCGACGATGACGATGATCGTCCACGCAGCGATGGCCTCGGACAGGATGTCGTCCCACCAGTTCATGACCACATGCCTTCGAAGATCCACATGACGACGGCCAGCATCATCAAGGTCAGGCCCGAGACGGCGATGAAGATGTTGGCCTCGTAGGTGGTGAGATTGAGCGACCCGCCGATGATGGCGAGCAGCATGAGAGCGCCGCCGCACACCATTACGATGCCGGAAGCCATGCGTGTTAGTAAGTTCATAGATCACCTTTGGTTTGTAGTTGACGTTGAGTTGTCAGTCAAGAGTTTCCCAGTGGGAAAAGAACCCTCGTCAGTGCCGTTCACAACGGCAGAGAGGGAAGTACCATCACTGGTAAATCCCCCTTTCGGGTTGTCGCGCGATCACCACTTGATCGAGGTGACCACCGCGTGCAGTTCGATCTCGGCCTCGGCCAAGACTTTCTTGGGCGGCAGGGCGAAGCCACCCGGCGGGATCGACAGGTTGGACGCCGCCGATGCGGCCAGCATCGAAGCGGGCAGGTGGCGGTTGCTTATCGTGCGAAGCGGGCGGTTGGCCTGCCTGCGCTGATACCATCCCATCGCGTGCCACATGACAAACGCAAGGAGGCAGGCGCTGAGGACCACGAGGAAGAACAGTTCGACGTCGAGTTTGAACGAGCCCATGATGGGTCTCCTTTATGTTGACTACGGGGCTATGCCCCTGCGTTGACGATCTTACTTGACAGTGAGTACGCACGAAGAAGGGGCGACCTTTCGGTCGCCCCCTTTACCGGTGCTGGTAAGCGGAACTACTTGCGCTTGACCTTGCCCTTGTTGCTGGCCTTGGCCTGCAGCTTGGCCTCCTTCTCCTTCATCTTCTCGTTGGCGAGACGCTGGGCGGAGGTGCCCCCCAGTTCGGTGATGCGCGCGTTCAGCGAGCCGAAGGCGGCACGCGAGTGCGGGTTCCAACCCACCTTGTCGCACACCACCTTGATGCGGTTGGCGCAGGCCTGCAGCAGGTCCGCCTCGTCCTTCTCGTCGCGCTCGACCGGCGACAGCAGGACCAAGATCTCCGCGTCGGAGTAGGGCACCTGCGGACGCTTGGACTGGGCGCGGGCGACCTTCAGCACGAGGGCATCGCTCTCGCCACGCATGGTCTTGTCGCCCTTCATGACCTTCATCGTGCGGTTGAGCACGTCGAAGCCGTTGATGTGCGGCAGCTGGACCACATGCACGATGCGCTTGGCCTCGCTGATGCGGACGCCCCGGTCCTTGCCGTTGGTGTCCTTGGGCGGACGCGGCATCGCCGCGTTGCGCTTGGCACGAGCGCTGACCAGCCGGTCGTAGCCCGCCGCGATGTCGTCTTTGGTGACTTCGAAGCCGTCACCCATCTTGCGCGAGGCGCGCTCGGCAAGATCCATGATCCAGCCGAGACGGGAGGTGTCGCCAGCCCCCATGTCCTTGCCGAACTGCTCGCAGGCATCGAACCACGCGTCGAGCGGCGCCTGAGAGTTCGCCCCGATCCCGTTGTTGGGGTTGGGACCGGGTTGCGGATTGGTTGCCGCAGGTGCCGGGGCAGGCCCCGGTAGAGGCGTCGGCAACGGTGTCGGTGTCGCTATACCACTCATACTCTTGTCTCCTGTGTTTCTTTTCCCAGTGGGAAAACGTCTACTGCCCTGATGGTTGACCACTTCGAAGCGGGCGGGTTCGAAGCGTTCTTATCGTGCGCGCCTTACCAGCGCAGGTAAAGGCGGCACGCAAGTTCAGTGATCCGACCAAAACACTCTGCGCTTGATCTTCCATCCGGGCTCAACACGGTCGAGCCAGCGGGCAAGGTTGTTGAGCTTACCAGTGTCGAATGGGTCAGCAAGAGCGAGCATGGCGCAGTGGCTAACCACTATGCTCGGGTGTCGATGTGCATCAAACATCCGCTTGACCATGCGCGAGGCAGGCTTGGGAGGACGCGACGTTTGGTTTCTGTTTGACATTGGGTTCCTACTATCAGTGTGGGTTGGTGGTGTCAAGCGGTTTGTCGTTTCCCAGTGGGAAAATACGTTGGGTAATCCCGTACACTGCACGAGAAATAGGAGAGCGATGTAGACTGGTCGGGGAGGCTAAGTGGTTGGTAGCTTAGGTCTTATCGGGTTGGCCAACCATGTAGTGATAAGTGATAGCCAAAAAACTAGCCCCCTTTAAGAATATCTCTCTGTCGGGAGGCGGACACTTCCCATCACTTCAAGTGGGGGGCTTCAGTCAAGAGGAGGGCTCGTTAGCTCCCTAATCTTATACTCTCTCTGGTTTAACAGAGACTATATATTAGATACTAATCCAAGTATCATAGAGACTACAATGGGTTAGGTCTCGCGCACCCCCTTTGCCCCTCGTCTGGTCGTTCGTCGTTCGACCGAAAGAACATATGCGCGGCCAAGGCCTTAGCCCACATTTTGGTTTTATCACTAGCAATTACTTACTTGGAACTTCGTCCCTGCCTCCTGCCTCCCCGACCAATTTCTTATCGTGCAACGCCCTTAACTATATCCATTCACCCCCCACTTACCATTAGCTATATCCACTCGCCCCCCACTTGACGCTTTTCCCACTGGGAAACTTACCTGCGCTGGTAAGCGCGCACAAAAATGCGCTCGCCCCCGAAGGAGCGAGCGCGCGGACATGAAAAAGCGCGCCGCCCTAGGGCGGCGCGCTTCGCAGTGGGTTGTGTTACTTGGCGGCCTTCGCGGCCTTCGCCTTCGCCTTCGCGGCGGCGGCCTTCGCCTTCGCGGCCTTCGCCTCCGCATCGGCGGCGGCCTTGTCGGCCTTCGCCACTGCGCCAGTGAGTTCCGCCTTCGCCTCGCTCTTCGCGGCGAGACTGTCCATCGTGCCAACGCTCTTCAGCATGGCGGCGACGTAGTCGCCCGCGATTGCGGGATGATGCTTCGCGAGCTTTGTCAGCGCATCGCGTGCGCGCGTGAGATACACGCTCGCCTTGCGCGCCGTACCATCCGCATCGCCAGCGCCAGCGCCGCCGGTCTTGGATTTGTAGGCGGCCTTTACCGCCTTCTCAATCCACGCGTTGTCAGGAAGCGCGGCCTTCTCCGCGTGTATCGCGACCATCTTCGCGACGATGGCCGCGACGTCGCGATAGGCTGCAGTGAGTGTCCGCAGGAAAGTGTAGGCCTTCAAGCCGCCGACACTGTCGACAGTCGCGATTGCCTTCGCGTGGCTCGCATCGGCGGGCCGCCACTTCGGGCACTTCTTCTCCGCCACCTTCTTCGGGGCGAGCGGGTTCTTCGCGTGCCATACCTTGGCGCGGATGTCGGCGAGCCGCTGCGAAATTTCTTTCGCGTGCTCAATCATGTTGGGCTGCGTCGCGAGCCAGTCGTAGAAGCCGAGTATGGAAGAGGGCTTCGCCTCTTCAGCTTCCACGATGGCGAAGCGCTGCTGCAGTAACTTGTTCGCGTTGATGTTGGCCATGACATTTTTTCCCAGTGGGAAATCCTCTATCAGGAAGCCCTTGATTGGCGCCTTCCTATACTTACTAAAGCGTCACCACTTAACGCATGGTGCGCGGCCTTTTCCCACTGGGAAAAATTCGGGGCGACGATGGTACGAAGAGACCCCCACCCCCACACCCCATCATGGCCAAGGGGGGCGAGGGGGGCAGGTCCGCTCAGGTGCTTCGAAAATCTGGGGTTGGAAAAAACCCCCCTCCCCCCACTTGACACAACCCCATCCATGGTATATAAGGTGCCTAATGACCTCCCCTTCCAAGTACCCCCTCGCGTGGCCGTTCGGCTGGAAGCGCAACCCGTTGGGCGGGCGGCGCACTTCGCCGTTCAAGTCCGGTCGCAACAAAGTCACCGTCTACGACGCGATCACCCGCCTCGAACGCCAGCTGGACCTCTTGCATGCGACAGATCCTGTCCTGAGTTCCAACCTGCGGACCGGTTTGCGTGGCGATCCCCTGTCCAACCAGCCCGAGCCGCAGGACAGGGGCGTTGCGGTCTATTTCAAGATGCGGAGCACCGTTCGCAGCCGCGACAGCGGCGGAGAGGTGCGGAGCCAAGAACTCGTGGACCGGGTCTTGGCATGCGACGTCTACACCACCACCTCGGGCAATATCGCCGCCATCGCCAACCACATCGACGCGCTGCGCCGCATCGAGCGCTACGGGGTCGGAACCCTCGATCAGGCTTTTGCCGGATACGACGCGTTGCCCGCGCCCTCTGCCAACAACCGCGCGCCGTGGCGCTCGATCTTCGGCATCCATCCGACCGCCAACATCACGCCCGAAGACGTCAACCTCGTCTACCGCGCCCGCGCCAAGAACGTGGCGACCAACGAGAGTGCCCTGCTAACCCTCAACCTTGCGCGCGAAGACGCCATGCGCGAACTCGGAGCTTCAAAATGATGTACCGCGAGCCCGCCAACATCCCGGCCAAGCCGGGGATCTATGCCCTCGTGAACCGCAAGCGGCGGTTTGCCTACGTCGCCTACTCGGTGAACCTGCAGAAGCGCTCGCACTCGATGAGCCACATGCTGCTACAACAAGACGAGGATGCCGACGCCTACTGGCCGATCAAGGATTTGCCAAAGCACGACAGCGACGAGTTCACTTTCGTCGTGCTCCATGTCGACGTCGATCCCGAGCGTGCCCGTGCCGCCATCGCGGTGGCGACCCGCGCCTTCGTCGCCAAGACCTACCGCGTGATCGACGGCCAGCGCTCGGCCAGCCCGATGGTTACCGTCGACGGTAAACAGATGAGCCTTGCCGAGGCGGTGCGCGACCATTCAAAGGTCAAGTACCTGACGGCATACCGTCGTTTGGAAAGGGGCTGGACCACCAAGCAGGCGTTGGGTCTCGAACCGGCCAGTCCCCGCTGGCACACCGCCAAACAGGATGAACGACGCAAGCGCGCCGAGGCCGGGGTCGTGGCCTAATTATCGGACCCGCCCTACGGGGGGTCCGCGCGCGACTGAAAGGAGCAAGCAAATGGCTGGAGATATAGGCTGGGCGGTCCAGCGGATGCGGCGTGCCGCAAAGGTCCGCCGCGAGGGCTGGAACGACAAGGGCATGTGGTTGGGCCTGCAGGTGCCCGACCTCGGCAGCAAGATGACGCTGCCCTACGCCTACCTCACCATCCCGCGCTCCGACGGTACCTACAACCTCGTGCCGTGGACCTGTTCCCAGACCGACCTGCTGGCGACCGACTGGGAGGAGGTGCCGTGAACCACGAAGAACTGTTCGGTTGGATCCTGCTCGCCAACCTGATGGTGCTGGTCGTGCTGATCACGATTTTTTTGTTCACCGACCGCGCCCACAAAATGGTCGTCCGGTCGCTCCTCTTCGTGATCTTCAAGGCCTATAAACGGGGGGTCTATTTCCCCCCGTTCGACGCCGCCATCGTCGAACAGGCGGTGAGATTTCTAGGCGGCGCGCGACCGCCAGCGCGCGACCGAAGGGAGCAAGCCAAATAACATGGAGAACGGTAAACCTCCCGACCTGCTGAAGTACCGCAAGATGGACTTCGACCGGCTGGCAAAAATGGAGCATGCCGGTTGGCTTGCTGACTTCGCCAACGTGCTCAAGCTCAACACCCGTGTCGAGGACACGCCGATGCGGCAGGGCACCATCACCCGGCTGGAGTGGGCGGCGTCTTTTATCACTCAGGTCGTCGCACGGCTCGACCTGAGCCAGAAACGCGTGCAGGAACTCGAACAGGAACTGCGCGATCTGCGTAAAAACTACACGTCAAATGACAACGTACCCGATGAACCGGAGGGAAGATGACTTTCTGTCCAGACCATCCGAGCATCGAGCCCGAAGCGGGCTACGGTCTGGCGGGCGGCGGTATGGGGCCATACATGTACTGCCCCGAGTGCGGTCGCGTGCTGAGTAAAGTTCAAGACCCTGAAATGGAGGACAAACCAATGACGACGCCGACCCCCTCTCTCGACGCCACCGAGAAGCGTTCCGCCGACGCCAAGCACCCGCGCATCACCCTCGACTACATGAAGTCCCAGATCAAGACCGTCTACTACATCGACGGCGCGACCATCGCAGGTGCTGCTAACCATATCGACTGGCACGTCAAGTCGGCAGCGCCCAACCTGCACGTCCTCACCGTCTGCATGCTCGTGCTGAAAAACGGCTTCGTGCTGCTCGGCAAGTCCGCGCCCCTCAGCCCCGACAATTTCGACGCCGACAAGGGCCGCACGTTCGCCTACGAGGATGCGCTGCGTAAGGCGTGGCCCCTCTACGCCTTCCACGAGTTGCAGGCGCGCAACGACAGCAAGGTCGGCCACAACCAAGACATCGACCCGTGAGTTGGGGCGAGATCATTCTGGCGTGGTGCGTCATCTCGGTCCTGCTCGGCCTGATCATGGCGCGCTGCATCCGCATGATGGGAGACGGCGACTGATGCCCAAGCACGAACGCCAATGGCCCGAGATCGTCCTCGTGACCCTGTTGATCGCGGTCACCATCTACCTGTTCTTCACCTTCGTGCTGTCATGAGACTGTTCGGGCGGGTGATCGACTGGTGGCGCACCCGCCAGCGCGCCATCGACATGGACATCCTGTGGCCCGAGTGCTGCAGGCAGGCATCCGACCTCGACAGCGCCAAGGCGGCGTTCGCCATGCACGCCTTCAACGACCCGGCTTGGACCCATCTCGGCAGCAAGGGGATCTTCATGATCATCGACAGTCTGGAGTGCCCCCATGTCAAGACGTGAGCGCCGCTACGAATGGCGGCGGATCGGCGGCGACTATCCCAACCCGTTCTGGGACCTGATCTGGTTCCTGTTTCTGCTCGGCGCCGCGTTCGGCCTGACCCTGCTGCTCGGGCATCTGCTGCAGGCGATGGCGCAGCGATGAAAAACTGGCCGATCCCCAAGTTCGCCTATGGCGCGCACGTGATCATCCAGCCGCTCGACAAAAATGTACCCGGCAGGGTCGTCGACCTGCACTTTTTCGGCATGATCGGCACCATCGAGTACGACGTGCGCTATTTCTTGGACGGCAAGGAGAACAAGGTCCGTGTTTTCGAGGACGAGATTAAAGAGTTCGACCCCGAAAGGCAGTAGTCACCTTTTCGACGGCATGCGGATCGCCGCGATCAAGCATCAGCTGGGCGAGCAGGCGCTCGCCGAGGCGACCCACATCCAGCACGCCTTCGACCCCGCCAACAACCAGATCGTCATCGCCATCCGTAGAAAATCCGACGGCCACACGCAGGTATTTCGGGCCGACGCGGGCCACGGCTTCACCAAGGCGGTCAAGGCGCGGGCGGTCCTGTTCCTCTTGGCCTAGGTCCAGCCGCCGCTGCTGACCCGCTGGCGGGCCGGTGCGCGGCCCCGCAGTTTCTTGGCAATCTGCATCGCCGTGCGTGTGCCGCCCATCGCCAGCACGCCGTACTGCAGCGCGTCGGCGACGTGGGACCATGGGTTCTTGTCGGGCTTCGGTCGGCTGACGTCGAGGTTGGTCTTCGAATAGCGGTACATGCCGTTCATCGCCGAGATCAGTTTCGGGCAACGCGATCTATCAAACAAGATCGCTCCCATGCCATCGCGTTGCTGGAGCAGGTAGCTCTCGACCGCCGTCAGGCGCGTGTCGATGTCGTTGGTCATCGCCGGGATGGCGGTAAAGCCCTCGTGCTTGAGGATGTCGAAAGCGGTCTTCTCGTCGTAGTCCGACCGCTGGTTGCCCGCCGGATCGCCGACGATCACCATGCTCATGCCGAGATAGCGGCTCTGCTGCATCCTAGGACGAAGGGTGACGCGACAGTGGTTGATCAGGCCGGTGTCCTCGGCCTCGATCTCCTCCAGTACGAGGATACGGCCACGGTGGTCCTCCTGCAGGACCACGCCCCAAGGATCGCGACCGAAATCCTGCCCGATGATCAGCGGCTTTCCTTTGACCGGTTCGAGGGACGCGACCACGTGGAAACTCTGGCGGAAGGCGCCCGCGAACACCGCCGCGCCCGACGGGTCCGGTCCCAAGAGGGCGTGGACGTAGCGCGTCACCCAACTCGTGTTGCGATTTCGGGAAAGTCGCTCGTAGTAGGTCCGGCCCTGCGCGATCCGCTTGGGATCGCCAATCGGGAGCTTGAGCGTTTCGGCGGTCTGCAGGAGGAAGTTCAGGTTCTCGGCATCGGGATCGAGGCCACCCGGTTGCCTGAACACTTCCCAGTCGGGCGGCGGGTTGGTGATCAGGTCAGCCCACGGTGATCCGTCGGTCGGTGCGTTGGTGTCGGCCACGATGCCGATCCACGTCGCGCCGCCCATGTCGGCGCTGGGGTATCTTCCGATACGGCCTTCGATGGCGGAGATCAGGTCGGCGTCGATCTCGATGGCCTCCGAGATCCACGCGCCCGTGATGTTCATCGACAGCAGGCGTCGCTGGTCCTCGGGATTTTCCAAGGGGATGAGTATCCATTCGGATACCACGTCGCCGATGCGGATGTAGATCGTGCTCTCGGAAACACGCCAGTCGGCCAGCATCGGGATCCACTGCAGCACGTCCTTCAGGATGGTGAGCTTGATCTGCTGGAGGGTCTGGCGAACGATGGCAAAGCGGGTGTAGCGCTTGCCGTCGGGCGCGGGCAGCTGCTCGCAGGCCCGCCTCAGCAACTCAAAAATGATGCCGGTCGTCTTGCCGGAACCAACAGGCCCGTAGATCAGCCTGAAAAACGCCTCCGACAGCATGAAGGTCTCGACCGTCTTCGGCGGCGTGTAGTTGACGAGCCGGTCAGCCATTGCTGGCGACCTCTAGGGGGCTAATTTCAACTGAAAGCGGTTCGATGACCTTCTCGATGTGAAGACTTCGCTCGCCGTTACCAGCGCCGGTAAAATTGATGTTGAGCACCACGCGGTCGCCAATCGAGGCGTTCTCGGCGCGCTCGCCGATCCCGGCGATGCGCGATGCCCACTTGAGCGCTTCGACCTTGGCGGCCATCGGCTGGGCGCGGTCGTGGATCAGGGTGTAGACTTCGGCGATGCTCTCCTCGATCATCGTCGCCGCCTTCGCTGAAATTCTCGTGCTGATCGCCATCGGCGTGCTGGCGTTCCAGATCTCAAGCTCCTCGCCGAGGCGCTGCTGGAACATTTGACTGCCGACGATGGCGTCGAACTCGTCGACCGACAGCTTGTAGGCGTCGCGGATCCGGTCGACTGGGAACAGGTTACGGGCGACCTCGCGGGCCATCCTTGAGACCGTGACGTCGTTCAGCACCATCGCTTGTTCGGACATTGCGAAAAGACCCCAGAAAAAGTAGCTTTACCACCATGGCCGAGAGCGTCATCCAATTCCAGCCCCGCAATCCGCTCGTGCGGACGGTCTCCAACGCCGAGATCGACGCAGCCGAAGCGCGACACCGCGAGAACCAGCAACTCTCCCAGCCCGACCCCAACCAGTACACCGGGCTTGCCGGGTTCATCAGGACCGAGTGGGACATGATGGTCCGCCATCGCAACACTACGGCGGGGTGGAGCGACAGGTTGCTAGATGCGCTGCGGGCCTTCAACGGCCAGTACGACCCGCAGAAACTGGCGGAGATCAGGAAGTTCGGCGGGTCGGAGGTTTACGCCAGATTGATAGCGGCGAAATGCCGTGCCGCCTCGTCCCTGCTCAGGGACGTCTACCTCGGCGCCGAGCGCCCTTGGGGTCTGACGCCGCCGGTCGATCCCGAGATCCCGCTTGAGATCATGCAGTCCATCGAGAAGCTGGTCGAGACCGAGGTCCAGTCGCAGATGATGGGCGCCCCTGCGGTGGTCGATCCGATGACCCAGCAGGTCGCCCAGCCCGCGATGCCGGGTAAGCCGCCCGAGGTCGATCAGATCCGCGACCGCGTGTTCCAGCTGATGGAGAGCGCCCGCGACGCAGCCAAGGTCCACGCCAAGGACCAGACGGTGATCAGCGAGGAAAAGCTCGACGAGATCCTGTCGGAAGGGAATTTTTACTCAGCACTCGCCGAGTTCATCACCGACATCAGCGTGTTCCCCTTCGCCTGCATCAAGGGGCCGACCGTGAGGATGGTCCTCGACGTGTCGTGGCAGGGGCGCAAGCCGGTCCAGACCCGCAAGCCTAGGCTCTGGTGGGATCGTGTTTCCCCGTTCGACCTGTGGTGGACCCCCGGCGTGTCGAGCATCGAGGATGCCCGCCTGATCCATCGGATCAGGCTGACCCGCACCGAC